GGCACGGGTTCTTCAGATTCTTCTCAAGGAAGTGCAGAAAGAGCTACATCGGCTGGTATGTCTATGCAACAATCTTCTGCAATTAAAAGACAGAAGCGTACTCTAATGAATTTCCAAAACACATTCTTAATTCCAATGATTAATAAATGTCTATGGAGAAAAGTACAGTTTGACGTAGATAGATATCCTGTTGTCGATTATAAATTTATACCTTATTCAACTATGGGCATTATGGCTAAGGAGCTAGAAGCACAACAAATGGTTAGCTTATTGCAAGCTATACCTAAAGATTCTCCTGCCTTTAATGTTATATTATTATCTGTCTTTCAAAACTCTAGCATACATAACAGAGAACAAGTTGTACAGGCACTTATGGAAGGTATGCAGCCTAATCCTGAAGAACAACAGATGCAGCAAATGGCTCAACAGCTACAACTACAGAAGCTACAGGCAGATATATCTAAGACTCAAGCAGAAGCTCAAGAAGAATCAACTAAAGCAATGTTAAACGCAGCCCAAGCAGGCTCAGAACAGCCTAGTGAACTTAAGATACAAGAGAAGTTCCTTAAACTACAGAAAGATTTAGCTTCTATTGATAAGATGAGAGCAGACACAGAAAACAAAGATAGTGAAACTATGAGAAACATACCTGAAATAGAACACTTACAATCAGAAACACTATTAAACATAGCATCAGCAAAAGAAAAGTTACAAGGGTAATATATGGCTAAGACAGCAGCGTGGCAACGCAAAGAGGGTAAGAATCCTAAAGGCGGATTAAATGCTAAAGGAAGAGCTTCTTATAATAAAGAGACTGGTGGTAATTTAAAAGCACCACAAGGAAGCGGAACTGATAGTAGGCGTGTATCTTTTGCTTGTAGGTTTGCAGGTATGGCTGGTCCTATGATAGATGCTAAAGGTAAACCTACCCGTAAAGCATTAGCATTAAAGAAATGGGGCTTTAGCTCCGAAGCAGCAGCTAGAAATTTTTGTAATACACATAAAAAATCTTAATGCCAAAAGATAACGAAGAATTTTATAGAGATAGAATAGAGCTTTTAGAAACTGAAGGATGGGCAGACTTAATTGAAGAATTAAAAATAATGTCCGAATCAGTCAAAAGATTAGATTCTATTGATAATGAAAAAGACCTGTGGTTTGCCAGAGGTCAGTTGTCAATTCTAAGACAGATGATTGTTTTAGATGACGCAACAAAAGCAGCGATGACAGAACTAGACAACTAGCGTCATCTTTTTACAACTTCATAACCCCAAAGGGGCGGAGACAATGATATGAGCAATATAGTAGTAGACCCTGCAGAAGAATCAGCAGATGTAGAAGTAGAAAACACAGTAGAACCTGAAGAAACCCTAGAGGCTGGGGAAGCAGAAACACAAGAACCTGCTTTTGAAGTCCCGGATAAATTCTCTGGTAAGAGTGTAGAGGATATAGTTAAGAGTTATCAAAACTTAGAACAAGAGCTTGGTCGTAAAAGCCAAGAGATTGGAGAGTTAAGAAACTTATCAGACAGTTTCCTTAAAGCTGAAATATCTAGAAACGAACCGCAGACAAGTCAAGCGACAGAAAACTCAAACAACGAAACAGAAGAAGATTTCTTTGAAGACCCCAGTAAAGCGGTCAATTCTTTAATAGAAAAACATCCGAGGTTTCAGGAGTTCCAAGAATTCCAAGCTAGGCAACAACAAGATACTAGCAAGGCACAATTGGAACAGTCTCATCCAGACTATGTAGACATCGTACAAGATACAGGTTTTCAAGATTGGGTTAAGGCTAGTAAATTTAGAGTAAACTTATTTGAAGAAGCGGACAAGTATAACTATGATGCAGCAGATGAGTTGTTGACGCACTGGAAAGAACGTTCAATGATTGATAAAACTGCAGAGGTTAAACAAGAACAAGCAGCTACAAGAAAGAAAGCACTAAAAGCTAGTAAGACTGAATCGAGAAGTTCAACTGAATCTTTAGCAGGTAAGAAAACATATCGAAGGGCAGACCTAATCCGTCTGAAAGCAACAGACCCTAATAGATATGCAGACTTAGCTGATGAAATATACGCTGCCTACGCTGAAGGAAGAGTCAAATAATTTGATAATACTATAACAGGAGTACATTATGGCAACAGGTGCAATCGGCACTAACCATCAAACGGTTACTACTGGTGCAAATTTCATCCCAGAAATCTGGTCAGATGAAACAATTGCAGCATATAAATCGAACTTGGTGGTCGCTAATTTAGTTACTCGCTTAAATCATAAAGGTAAGAAAGGTGACACAATTCACATTCCAACGCCGACTCGTGGTTCAGCGACAGCTAAAGCAGCAAACACAGAAGTTAAAATTCAGGGTGACACTCACGGTACTACCAATCTTTCGATTGATAAGCACTATGAATACTCTGTATTAATTGAAGATATCACAGAGGTTCAAGCATTGAGCTCTCTCAGAAAGTTCTACACGGACGATGCGGGCTATGCTCTCGCTAAGCAAGTGGACACTGACATCCTAACTCTTACTGAGGGTTTACAGGGCGGTACAGTAGGTGGTTCTACTACAGCAGCTTGGGAAAAAGCGTACATCGGTTCAGGTACAACTTTCTACACTGGTAACTCTTCTAACGCAGCAGACATTACAGACGCAGGTATTAGAGCTATGCTTCTAAAACTTGATGATGCGGATGTACCAATGGACAATCGTTCATTAATCATCCCACCAGTCGCAGCTAATGATTTGTTAGGTATCAACAGATTCACTGAGCAACAGTTCATTGGTTCTGGTGATGCAATTAAGACTGGTAAGATTGGACAAATCTATGGTGTTGATGTTTACATCTCATCTAACTGTCCTACTACAACAACTGCAGACACTGCAACAGATAGAGTCGGAGTGCTAATGCACAAAGACGCTCTAGCTCTTGCGGAACAAGTGGGCGTTCGTAGCCAGACTCAATATAAACAGGAGTGGCTTGGTGACTTATTTACATCAGATACAATCTATGGTGTAGGTGAGATGCGTAATGACGCAGGACTTGCGTTTGTCGTACCAGCAGCTTAATAGTTAATTGAGCAGTAGCCCCTTCTAACGAGGGGGTTACACTAAATTAATTAGGAGTTATTATGCCTTTTTATGATTTTGAATGTAAGAATAACCACATTACAGAGACAGTAGTTTCTTACGATAAACGGAAAGAACCTCAAGTTTGTGATGAGTGTGGAGAACCTGCTTACTATCAATTAAGTTTTTGTACTAATTTTCAATATGGTAGTAACTACAGTTCTTTTGCTGCAGATACTCACAAGTGGAATCTTAGAGAGAACCACAGAAAGAACCATATGAAAAAGAATCAATCTTACACAGGATAATATGGCTATTAAAAGAAAACATCTTAGTTTATTTGAAGACTCTTCTAGCAATTTAGAGCTAGATGCGTTTAAGAAAAAGATTAAAAAACTATATGATGAAATTTTAGAGCGTACATATAAAATAGAAAATCCTGGGGCTAGTCCTGAAGAGGTAGCAGCTTATGTAGAAGAGAATGGTTTAGAGTTTCCTGATGATACTGTAGATGAAGAAACTAATGAAGTAGACAATCTAATGGATATGTTAGATAGTATGACTGAAGACCAAGATATGCTAGAGCCTGTTAAAGATTTATCTATGGAAAACAAACCCAAGGAACATACAGGTAAAGAACCATCTTCTAAGTCTCACGAAGCTGGTATTAAAACAGAGACAACAGAATATAAAGATAGGATGGGAGGATTGTTTAGTGTCAAGACAGACGAAAGAAAGAGAACAGCTACTAAAGCACCTCAGATTCCTACCGGCAAGCATATTAAAAGAGATACTTCCACGGCTCACCAAATAGCTTTTGCTCCTTTAGTAGAGCAATTTAAAGTAGAGCTTAGAAGTTTATCAGAAAGACAAGCAGCAGGTGTCAGGCATTTTAGAGAGGGTCTATAATGGGTAAGAGACTACCTTGGAGAAAGGCAAAGACTCTAGCAATGCTTTCTAATAGACGACAATGGCAGAGAGAATTTGATGTTGATGAATCCTCTGCTCAAGAAATAGAAATTGAACAGGGTGGCTACTATATTATTACTGAGGCATCCTCAAGTGCTACACCTAACTACATTATTACGGAGTAAATATGGCAACAACTAAAGTATCAGCCTTATCAGCAAAAACCTCATTAGCAGGTAGTGAGGAATTATTAATTAATGATGGTGGTACTTCTAAGAAAGTAACAGCCACAAACTTACTAGCAGGTGTATCAGTTGCCGATGGCTCTATTTCAACAGCTAAGATTGCAGATGATGCGGTTACAGAGGCTAAACTAGCGAATGCTATTAATACAGCTATTGCTGCTAACACCGCTAAGACATCTAATGCTACACATACTGGTGATGTCACAGGAGCAACAGAACTTACAATAGCCTCAGGTGCAGTAGAAACAGGAATGATTGCTGACGATGCGGTAACTGCTGCTAAGTTAGCCAATTCTATTAATACTGAAATTGCTGCCAATACAGCCAAAGTTACCAATGCTACTCACACAGGTGATGTAACAGGTGCTACAGCACTTACTATTGCTGCTAATGCAGTAACTACAGCAAAGATTTTAGATGACAATGTCACAGCAGATAAACTAGCCAACTCAATTAACACCGATATAGCCACAGGTGTAACTGCTTTGCAAGATATTATAAGTGACACTAGTCCGCAATTGGGAGGTGCATTAGATGTTAATGGTCATTCAATTAGTTTTGGAGATAATGAAAAAGCTAGATTTGGTAATGCAGATGATTTACAAATATATCACGATGGTTCACATAGTTATGTTAAAGATGGTGGCACAGGAAATTTATATTTACAAGGGTCAGACCAAGTTAATATAACAAACGCTTCTGGTACTGTTATGGGTAGATTTATTTCTGGAGGTGCAGTAAATCTTTATCATAACAACTCAGCCAAAATAGTCACAACAGCAAACGGAGTTACAGTAACAGGTGGTGCAGTAGGCACTATGACTACAGACAATGATGGCTCGTTTGCTATGTCTGCTAGTAACAACTTTAAATGTACTCCAACAGGTAACTTCACTTTAACCTTTACATCTATTGTTGCTCAGTCTGGAAACATACTTCTTGTCAACTCAGGTGGACATACAGTAGCAGCACACGCTAACACTAAGGTCGATGCTAACTTATTAGCTACAGTATCAACAGCAGGTACTTACTTACTGTCTTATTTTTCAGATGGTACAAATGTTTATATGACTAACTCAGCAATCTACACCTAATATATGGCATTAATACAATCAACTGCAATACCTAGTGGTGCTACTGACTACGAGTTAGAGCAGAGTCTTAGGTTTAATGATGATGACTCAGCTTATCTAAGTTGGACTCCTAGTAGTGCTGGTAATAGAACTACTTGGACTTGGAGTGGTTGGATTAAAAGTTCTGCAACTGGTACTGACCAGACAATTTTTACTGCTGAAGATGGTTCTGATAGTTCTTCTACAATGCTTGTACTAAAAGATGCTGGTGAATTACAAGTTTGGCAAAACGGAAATAAACCTTTTTTTAAAACAAATGCAGTTTATCGTGACCCTAGTGCTTGGATGCACATTGTTATTGCAATGGACACAACGCAAAGTACATCAACTAATAGATTTAAGATGTATGTTAATGGCGAACAAATTACTTCTTTTAGTACCTCTACTTATCCTGACCAAAATCAAGAGCCATATATAAATGCAGCTACAAGACACGATATTGGTAATAAAAATTATACAGGCAGTAATTCTGAATATCTAAATGGCTACCTATCAGAAGTAAACTTCATAGATGGACAAGCCTTAACCCCAGCAGACTTCGGAGAAACAGGTGACTACGGTGAATGGAAGCCTATAGAGTATGAAGGCACTTATGGTACTAATGGATTCTATTTAAATTTTGCAGGTGGTGGAATTATGTCTGCTACAGGTGGAACAATAACTACCGATGGTGATTATAAAGTTCACTCATTTACTTCTAATGGCACATTTACACCAACAACTATAGCCAATTCTGGTGAAGTTGAATACTTAGTTATCGGCGGTGGAGGTGGTGCAGGCGGTAATATTAGTGGTGGTGGTGGTGCTGGTGGATATAGAACTGGTTATTTAGCTGTTACCAAACAAGCATATACAGTAACTATAGGTTCTGGTGGTTCTGGTGGTGGTATTAATGGTGTTGGTGCAGCTGGTAGCAATTCTGTTTTTTCTACTATTACTTCAACTGGCGGTGGAGCTGGTGGTAGTTATAACGGCAATGCGGGTAATGGTGGCTCTGGCGGTGGAGCTGGTTCTGGTACTGCTGGAACAGGCACAAGCGGACAAGGAAATAATGGAGGAACGGGATACTATAGTGGTGGTAGTAATCACGCTGGTGGAGGCGGTGGCGGTGCAGGAGCAGTAGGTGCAAACGGAAGTTCTGGTGCTGGTGGAAACGGTGGTGCAGGAGTAGCTTCCTCAATAACAGGTTCATCTGTAACAAGAGCAGGAGGCGGTGCTGGTCTTGGTTCAGGCTCTGCGGGTTCTGGTGGTTCTGGTGGCGGTGGCGATGCTACAACAACAGGCAATGCAACTGGTACAGCTGGTACTGCAAATACTGGTGGCGGTGGCGGTGGCGGTACATATGGTGGTGCAGGTGGTTCTGGCGTTGTTATTATTCGTTACAAGTTTCAATAGGGAAGATATATGAGTAATGATTTTTTAGGATTAGACAGGTCGGGAAACGACAACAACTGGACTGTTAATAATATGACATTAGCAGCAGACCAAGTAGTTGATAGTCCTACGAATAACTTTGCTACGCTTAATCCTTTAAATGGTGTAGGAGGTCTAGCAGAAGGTAATCTTAAAGGTAGCCCAGATGACAATAGAAGTATTTTAGCAACTTTTAGTATGCCTACAGGAAAATGGTATTGGGAAGCTCAACCAACTTCAGGTCAGCCAAATTTAGGAATAGTTGAAGAAGGTATTAAGACAAGTGGAGATGCACCTAATAACGGTTCTGTTAAATCATCTTTATATTATTTGGATGGTAGAGTCTTTTTAAATGGCAGTACTGCGGAATCAACTGGTGTTACTTATACTTCAGGAGATATTATAGGGTTTACATTTGATGCTAGTAATAATCAACTTAAATTTTATAAAAACAATTCTCTTGTTAGAACTCAAACAGTAACTTCAGGTTATATTTATGCACCTTGTTTAGCTTCAGGTAGTGCTAATCCTCCAGTTTATTATAACTTTGGTCAAGACTCCTCATTCGCTGGTAACAAGACAGCACAAGGCAATCAAGATGGTAATGACATAGGTGACTTCTA